GAACGGAATCAATATCCAAATCAACACCTTGATAGACGCGATGATAGATGCGGAGAAGTGCTTGTTCCATAACAGTCCGGCCAACCTAATGGTCAACTCTTTGCTGAACGAACAAGGAAGTCTCGCAGTTAAGGAGATAGTAGTTCCTCTCGCCTTTCGTGGCGCACACCCGAATTTCCCCGCAAACAAGTAGTCCTATGCTTACGAACATTACGGTCGGAAGCAATCAAAGAGGACAATGCGAGATTTGTCATCTCAAATCATACAGATATAGCAAATGGCTACATGTCCAGATGTGGTACGACAACCATAAGTGTATTAACGGAAGAAAGACTTCCCGTAATGGCTCACAAAATAAAGAAAATGTCCTGCTAGAGACCCAATGAGATACCTTCTACCTGAACCATTTTGCTGTGACGCGAAACGCCCTAATGGATTTACCTATCATCATTTCGTGACGGTTTGCGATACTTGCTTGACACAGTTTCCATATTATGACTGCTATTGTGAACTACAGCACGATGATTGTAGTGAGGAAACGCGCCTGCGCAACATCGCATATCGAGAGGCTAACCGATGAACAAATTCTTAAAGTTATTTACTCACGAAATCTACATTGTGGCAATGCTTGGTATTATTTCCGTGACTACGGCGTGGGCTGGAGTCCAATCATCACTTCACGGTGGGGCTTCAGACGAGGCGTACTCCGCTTATCAACTAGACCTCAGTACATCCAACAATATGTGGATTACGTCTGAGGTCAAGTACAGGGATGACTTGACTGTTTGGAAAGACAAAAAGGTACGACTCCTCGTTGATGGCGTCAGCAACGAAGACATCTATGAAGATATTCAAACTTCCAATGGTTCATACGAGTTTTACGAACACGCGATACCTTGTCTAGTCGCACAAAACCAAAGCCAACTTCCAGAGTGCTCTTCATACATGGATGAATTGTACGTCCCACAAGCAGAAGTCTGGGAAAGGGCATCTGAGTCACTCGTAGTATCTGAGACAGAAGGTGGACGTAGTGACAGACTTCAGGTACTTACGGCGTTATTCGCCATTTCTTTGTTCATGCTTGGTATCGCTTCGGTTGTTAAGCGCAAAGAGTTATTACTGCCGTTGGTCATCTTGGCTACGGCGCTATGGGTCTTTGGTTGTGCTGTCTTGCTAAGTATCCCCAGTGTCTCGTTTATGTGACCAAAATCTAAACGCTACCGTTTTTGCTATTTGTACATTCATTTTCTATTAGTTATATCGACTATGCTCAAATATATGGGCATACTAGGACTTGATTTATCTTTGACATCTACCGGATGGGCAACTAATGGTAAGACAGGTTCGATTTCTGTTAAGACCAAAGAATCTCAACGTCTTTACGATATCCGCAAGGAAGTTAATAGAATCGTTGTGGAGAATCAGGTAACCGGCGTCGTTGTCGAGGGTTATGCTTTTGCTGCTAGGAACTCACAATCGCACAAAATAGGCGAGTTGGGCGGCGTCATCCGTCTCATGTTGTTTGAATTAGGTATTCCTTATATAGATGTTCCGCCAACTTGTCGAGCGAAGTTTGCTACTGGACGAGGTAACGCTGCAAAAACTGAAGTTATTTCTGCTGTTTCTGCACGAACTGGAATAGTTTGGTCTGGTAAGGGTGCAGATGACGAAGTTGATGCTTGGCTTTTAGAAGAGATGGGCTTGCATGCCATCAGTGAAGGGCGCTATGATTGGCCTTCAGTAAACAAAGATGCTATGAAAACTATTGATTGGTCATCTTTAATTGAAAGTGGGCAAAAGTGAATTTTCCTGGACGTACTAACCCTATTAGTCAGATAGAAATTGAAGAGACTCTCATTCATCTCATTGATGAACTTGAGGAAGAGACAGAGGCTTTTGAAAAGTTGGCCGAGGATGCGGCAAAGAAGGAATCTAAACACAAGTCTTCTTGGGCTAAGGAGTACTTGTCGGCCAAGGGTTCTATTAAAGAGCGTGAGGCTTGGGCTGATTATATTTTGGCTGATGCTCATTATGATTTTAAAATTGCTGAAGCATTGGTCAAATCCAAGCGTGAAAAACTTACTTCTTTACGTACGTCAATTGATGCAATGCGCACGCTTAATGCAAACGTAAGAAGTCAAGTTACGTCATAATTTAAGACTACGAATCAAGATGGAGAAATCAAATGAAACATCAAGTTGAAGAATGCCTAATTTCACTACTTGTTGACGTGGATACACTAGTCCCACTTCCTGGAAATCCGAGACGAGGCAACGTTGATGCGATTATGGCTTCATATAGCGAATTCGGGCAATTGCGGCCTATCGTCGTCAAGCCCAATGGTGACGGAACATCTACCGTAATCGCTGGTAATCACCAGTTGATGGCTGCTAAACGTCTCGGCTGGACTCATATGGCAGCCGTTACTTTCGAAGCAGATAATTCACGAGCAATTGCTTTTGCCTTAGCAGATAACCGAACCGGGGAATTGGGTCATACCGACCAAAGTCTTGTCACTGAAATGCTTGATTCCGTCATAGATGACTACGGCGACCTCATGACCGATTTGGGTTGGGACGATTGGGAGATTGCCTCTATGGAGGAGATTGGTCATCGGACTACTTCGAACAAAAATGATGACGGCACTGAAGGTGGCTACATGTCCCCCGTTATTCAACCTATTTCGGACCTCGGCGCGACTATCCTGTCGTCTCTCGTAAGGGAAGATGATGATGGTGAGAGAAGAATTAATGCTCCGAGCGATATGGACCATAATGAGATTGCCATCAAGGGAAGTACCGTGGCAACTCCAGAAGCATCACGCCAGGCCGTCGTCCAGTATACGATTATTTTCGACCAACCCGAACAGCAACGCAGATGGTATGATTTTATTCGTTGGTTGAGGACTCAGCCCGCTTATGATGGTGAAACAACAGCAGGAAAATTGATGTCATTTATTGACTCACATTCAGAAATTTAACTATTTTTAAAAGGGGTGATGATGGAAGAAAAAATCAAAGTTCTACTCGGAACATTGAATGAGTTAAAAGAAAATGCCGGAGTTGGATGGCCGACAATATTAGAATATGAGAAATTGTCCGAATTGATTAATATCACAGAATTGGTATTACTTAATGTGTCCAATTCAGATAACTAGAGAAAGTATTTTCATAATGAGTAATGATGCTGAATATATTTTACAGTCCGTGCAAAGAGAAATGTATACACTGGAAGATAAAACGATATACCTCCGTTCTCATATTAAATTTTTAGAAGAAAAAATTAATGCGTCAAATAAACTTTGTGATGAATTGGCGCAGTTTATTTACTCAATAGAAGATTTGCTAGATTTCAACAAAGAACGCAATGATTTACTACTTAGGTACGAACAAGAACGCCGATAAAAATAATGTAATGTGTGCGCGACCAATCTGTTGCTGGTAATCTCTCAACACATACCAATGGAGGAATAGTTATGGAACGTAATGCATCAGCAATTAAAGAAAATGCTCGCCTAGAAGCGCAGCGTAACGCCCATCTCGCCGGACAGCCCGCTCGTGAATCGCATGAAACATTAAAAGAAATCAAGGTTCTTCTGGCGGAAGTTCTGGAAATATTAAAGAAGAATAGCGCCTAATATGTCAACAATTCAAAGATACCGTCGGACCGGCTTAGATGTTGAGGCTGTGCGTTTTATGCCATTGAATCAACGTGAAGTGGCTGACTGGTGTGGCGGTTCATTAACTGTCATCCCGCGTAACGGTGATGAAAGTAGGCCAGATTTGATTATCTTACTCAAAGGAGTCGATATGGAGATGAAGGCACACTTAGGTGATTACATCATAAAATTATCAGATAGTGTTTTTTACTCATCTAATCAGATGGCATTTGAGGCCCTATATGAAATGATTAATGATGTCTCATAACGAAGATATTGATAAGATTCGTCTTGAATCAACGGTAGAAAGAAAACGTAAATATAAAATTACGGAAATGGAAAATCGCACCTGGTATACATTAGAAATACCCATGGAAGAGGAGTGGCCTGCGGGTGACCCAATTTCACGTGATAAAGAAACGCTTGTACTACGTGCTACGAAAGAAGAGTACGATGCTGGACCCAAATGAAATTTTAGCCCGTTTTCGTGAGCGAGCAGGGGCTGTAAAAAAGCGCCCACTGCCACCAATTTCTGGAGCAGAGCGTGCTCTTTTTGTTAATCAAGCCAAGGTAGATTTTCAAGATTTTGCTATGATAGGCGACTGCGAAGCAACGCTTGAAGATGGAGTGCTAACCTTTAAATTAGACCTTCGTAAAAAGGATTAAGATGGATTATCCAGATTATCTGCAACCAGTATTGTTGCGCATTAACCCAGAATACGGTAAATGTGTTTCTTGCGATGAGGGGTGGTGGAGTCTCATCGCATTGTGCGACAAGGAACTTGCTTCCGTTGACCCGCTTTATACAATTTTTCAAATTAAAGAGAAATTCGGTGGACTTCGCTATTACTACAGTCCATCAAACCCGGCGAATACAGAACAGATGAATACTATTGTTCGAAAACATGAGAAAATCTGCGGAATGACATGCGAAGCAACTGGGAAGCATGGTTCGCTAATGCGTCACGCTTCCACACTTCAATTTAAAACATTAAATGAATCTTTTATTGGAGAAGGTTGGGAATCTCGTGCGAATAGTGATACAGTCATCACTCGTGAGCAAGATTAATAAATCCAAAGAATTTAAATGACCCGCCAACGAATGTTTCTAGACATTTCCTGCATCGACGCAGCACGGCAGCGAATTCGTCACGTCTACGACACGTTTGACACCGTCTGCGTGCAATTCTCTGGGGGGAAAGACTCTAGTGCAGTCTTGTATCTTGCTAAAGAAATTCATGAAGAACGTGGCCTTGGCCCAGTAAAAGTTATCTTTCGTGATGAAGAAATGGTAAGTCCCCTAGTCGTTGATTACGTCATGAAAGTTCGTGATTACGACTGGGTCGATATGGAGTGGTATTGCGTCGATGGTGGTACTGAAGTTATTACACGACGCGGAACATTTCCCATTAGGGACCTGGCAGGTGAAGAGCACGAACTAATGACCGATAAGGGCGTTTGGGTTACTGCCCCAATTCGCCACTTTGGTCATCGTGATGTCCAGAAGGTCACATTAATGCGCAATGGTGTCATTAAGACAATCAGAGCGACGCCCGACCACCGCTGGTTTGTACAACGCAGATGGACGGAACTTGGAAAACAAAAAGAAGAAAAAGTTGAGCGATTAACTCAAGACCTTAAGTCGGGCGACCGTTTGTCTGGGGCCTGGAAGTTTAGGCATGTTAAATCACCTAGTCCATTTGGTATTGCTCATGGGTTTGTGTTCGGGGATGGAAATACGGCTTCAAATGGATGTCAAGTAACATTTCACGACGACAAAGATACTGCCATGAAACAATATTTTGATGGCCACATAACATCTACGAGCGCAGGAGCGCGCAAGGATGGAATTCAGCAGCCACGCGCTATTGGTCTTCCGTTCTTTTTTAAAGACTATCCATCACTCGATGAGTCCCCATCCTACCTTTATGGGTGGCTTGCTGGATATTTTGCCGCTGATGGGTGTGTATCCAAAGAAGGAAAAGTAACAATCGCATCATCCAAAAAGAAAAACTTAGAATTTTTCCGGACAGTATGTACGAATCTAGGAATTTTCACTCATGGCATAAATAAAGCCGTAGTTGGCACTTATGGGAACGCCGAGTCTGAGTCTTGGCAAATGACTATTGCTCGCGAAGATTTAACTTCAGAATTTTTCATTATCCCTCATCACAAAGATAGGTGGCTGTCTTCTGCTAAATCCACTAATCGACGTAGGCGTTTATGGAAGGTTGTTTCCGTTGAGGATGATGGAAGCGATGAAGTTTACTGCGCTGTTGTAGATAAAACCCATTCGTTCGTTCTGGCTGACCATATTCTCACGGGGAATTGCATCCCGTATGGCGCTGAAGTATGGGTTCTTGGACAACGACAGTCAGTTATCCTTTGGGGCGAGAAGCGAATGAAGGAAGGCCGTCTAGCACGAGATATCCCGCCTTGGGCTATTACTGGGTATCACTTTGGTTTAACGCACTCAAAGCCTGTTCCTGAAGACGTTGACTATTATACGATGCAAGGCAAAAAGGGAAAGGTCGCTTTCTTAACCGGCGTTCGTGCTTCTGAGTCCATGATTCGTTATCGTTCATGTGTTCAAAAACTTCACGAAAACTATATTGTCACCCCTTATCGTGGGAAAAAAGGTATGCCGTTAAAGTTTGCTAAAGTTATTTACGATTGGCAAATTAACGATGTTTTTAAGTTTTTAAGCGAAGAACATGGGGCGGACTACTGCGAGTACTATGACCTCGCTGCTTTGACGGGCTCCAATACCAGGGTCGGTATTCCATTGCACTCGATTGCTATTCGTCGCATCGGAGACCTCGTTGCTACTGAACCAGACTTCTATGACCGCCTATACGAATGCTTCCCTCATATTGATGCACAGCGCAGATGGTGGCCAGATTATGACATTGAGAAAGTAATTGCCTCATATGCCGCATTGGGATGGAATGGGGTCAGAGAGGCTATTGACTACTTCATGATTGGCCCCACCAAGAAGAAGAGGGCGCAAAGTTTTGCTGCCGAGTTTCGTAAGAAGAATGCCCTAGACCCTTATTCGTATCCGATTGAGTGGTTGATTAGGAATATTATGTTGAATGAATTAGGCAATAGGGCAGTAACGCCAGTTGGCCCAAAAACTAGGGCACATACGGTGCGTCTTGCTGCAATGAAGGATGATGTTGAGTTTTATGAAGATTGATTTTGTCAAAGAAGATGTTTTGGTTATTCCTGAGTGGAATGCTACTTATATTTTGAAACCAGATTTGATGAGTTTGGCTGACTCCATTGCTTCTTTTGGTATTTTATCACCACTTATTGTTCAACGTGAAGGAAATATCGTCATTGACGGCAGCCAACGGCTGTTATTGATTCGCGGCAATAAGAATTTGTCTGATGTAATCATGAATGAAATACCGGTAAACTTTGTTGACTGCGAGGAACTCGATGCCATGTTTTTGCATTTGCAGATAAACCGTTCACGAGGAGCCGCCGTAGCCAAGAAAATCTCTCACATTATTCGTACTCTCAAAAGGTCACGCAAATATAGTATTCAAGATTTTGAAAAGCGCCTGTCTATGAAATCAATAGAACTAGAACTTATGCTTGATGGGACAATTATTAAACAACGCAATATTAAATCTCACAATTATTCTCGTGCATGGGTGCCCGTTGAGGCACCACCAGGGACGATAGATAAAGTACCAGCAATTATTGAAACTCCTCCAAACGCAGACCGTTAACATAAACCGCCAATACGTGCTACAATTTTTTAGATTAAGTTTTTCAAGGAGTCCTTATGCCATTTCCAGATGCAAATGCAGATGAAGAAGACGAAATCGGTGGACCTGGCCGAGTCAAGCGGGCTGTAGCCGCTGGTGCTAATGTCATTCGAAACATACTTGGTGTTGGTCCTGCTCGTGCTAATCGACCGAATAGAGCACGTCCACCAAAGCCCAGAAGGGTTCGTCCTCCTCGAACACGGAACCGTCGTAACTAACACACTATTAAGGTGACAGAACATGCTTGTTACTACAAATGATTTAGTCACTTTTATGGACATCAGATTTTCTTTGCGTCAGCAAGATGCTGCAGAAATTGTTTTGGCTGGCCTTCAAAGTGAACTAGAAACATATCTTAGACGCCCCATAGAGTTGTCTACATTTATTGAAGAATATACGTTGCCATCAGACTATATCGGCATGCCTACTTCGTCATTCTTCTACAACTCTTCGCTAGATACGGCTGCCACCCCACTAACTTATTCTCAACCACCAGCAACAATTCCACTGAGAAATTCTCCAGTAGCCAGCGTTACAAGTGTTCAGATTAAAAACTACTCCTACGCTCCTGTGTATATGGGTGAAGCGATGTTGCGAGAGGCCACTGTTACGGCAGCCTCACAATCGGGCACAAATGTGACCTACACTGCCAGCAATCACAAATTTACCATTGGGCAAAGAGTGACCATAAAAGGAGCACTGCCATCCTCTTATAGTGTTGCATCGAAGACGATTACTGCCCTGACTGCCAGCACCTTCACTGTAGGAGAAATGCCCGCAAGCATTGGTGCAATGACGCTGGGCGGGAAAGCGACTGCAACAGGCAACGACTATATAGTTCGTCGATTTGGAATTGAACTTTTCCGTGGGTTCGCTAACGATACCATAGCGGTTGAATATACTGCAGGTTTAGATGGTGACGAAATCCCATTCTTCAAATTACTAATTCTTCGTGCTGCTACTCGTGAAATGCAAAACATGCACGATGACGTTGTGGGTGTCAAGGATTTAAACTCTCGAAACGTTGCTCCATTAGAAACCGGATTCTCAGACAGAGAACTGGCTTCTGTTAAAAAATATCGTCGGGTACGTGTGGCGTAATGGCTGGAAACCAGTTAGTTCAAATTAAAGTAGAATTTGATGTAGGTGATTTAGTTGATGCAGTCGAGGGGATGCAGAAGAGAGCAAAGGATTTTGGTCCAGTCTTTAATAAAATCCGAGATGAATTAGAAGAAGTATGGGCAAATAACTTCATGACTAATGGCCTTCCATCTGGAGGATGGTCGCCACTTGACCCCGGTTATGCTTCGTGGAAGTCTGTCCATTTTCCTGGGATGCCCCCCATGATTCGTAGTGGTAGATTGTTCAGCAGTTTGGGTAATCTGCGCGGTACCGTCAACGTCATTAGGGATAAGAGCGCGACATTTGGAACTCCCGTGAAATATGCTGAGTTTCATCAGTATGGGACTACAAAGATGCCTATGCGTAGAGTCGTTTTTGAACCTTCAGGCTCTGCTCAGCAATGGGCGAAATGGGCTGCTGAACATGTCGAAGATGGCGCTAGGTAGAGTTTTTTATGACTATCGAGTTAATGTATGGCCCATATTACGCCAAATCCTATGTTAATGACTATCTTAAGTTAGATATTCCTCAACGCTTAGTTAATTATCGCAACGGTTGGGCTATTGACGACATACTACTACCCACGCCGGTCTCTTATTTTTCTTACGAGCCTTTAGCGATGGATGATTGGCCAACAATTATTACTGTAGTAATATCAACTACAGGATTTGAACGTCTTGGATTTAATAAAAATGACCCTATTTATAGAGTCACCTACAGTATGAGAACGTATATCTGGGTAAGAACTGAAGGTCCTGAAGAGGCTACCGTCATGAGAGACAGGCTATCTACCGCTGTCCGTTCGTCATTAATGGACCATCCTTCCCTGAGGGCCATAGACCCTGAAGGGGTATTTTGTGTTGTCATCGACGAAGGTTCGCTCAGAGAAGAATACTCCGATTTGACTCTCCTGAAGGGCGATAGAGTGCTGGCAGGTGCTTACATTTCTTATGATTTACACATTGACGAAACCATTGCACGAAAAACCTTGGGTGAAGTTTCTGAATTTGATATAGCGGTGGAGTCGGCGGGCATGCTAGAAGCAATGCCATTTACGACATAAGTAAGTAGAACTTATAGTGATTTCTTGTATTGGCAAATGAAAAGTTTGGGTATAATAGTCAAATGGAAGAAACACACTTTGTAGAAAACGTCAAAATGCGAGATTTTCAACATTACGTTGATAATGGATATTTTATTATCAAAAATAACAGATTGAATGTTTTGCGACTTCCGCCAGATGGATGGACGATTCTTCCGCTTGAGCATGGGGCAATCAAGGAACTGAATGATGACATGATAAAATTCGCCGCAATTAACAGAATTTCCATTATTGCATCTCCTGACACTAAAGAAAAAACCGAAGAAATCAAAAAAGTAACAAAAAAGTCTGCAAAAATTGAAGAACAGGGACTAGTTCAAGAATCAGAAATTTTCGATGTCAAAAAAGAAGAAGAAGAAATATTGAATACCGTAGAACCAGAAGTGGTAAACGTCGTCTCAGAGCCACAGAATTCTGATAGTCTATAATACAGTTCTGGTATGTTTGAAGATATAAAAAATATAAGATGGTTATCGAAAGATTCGATTTCCCTTAGATAATATAGGAAGGTCCTATGCCCGGTATAACGATTTCAACAGCGGTGCGAACCGGTCCCACATCTACTACGGTTAATAATTCTTCCCAAGCGTTTTTTGTCGGCATAGCACAACGTGGACCCACTACGGTCGCAAATCTTGTTTCTTCAATGCAAAACTATGAAGAAATTTATGGTGGCTATATTTCTAATGCCTACCTACATTCAACCGTGCAGACCTTCTTTGAAGAGGGTGGTTCGCAGTGCTTTATTGCTCGCGCACTCGGCGCTGGTGCAGCAACAGCAGCCTTTAACGTCTTGGACGATGCTGGTTCAAACCAGTCTGGCTCCATGGCTTCAGTCACTGGCGCCGGACCATGGGTGGGAACTATCACCGGTATGGCTTCTACCACTGATTTCAATGTTGATGATACACTGACTGCAACGGCAGGAACGGGCACACTGCATGGCGGTTCGCCAACCTCCGTTGTTATCACCTCAATAGTGTCTGCCACTAGTCTGACTTATACGGTCACTGGTGGAACCACGCCGACGGTAGGTACCCTTACCAATATTTCTGCTACCGCACTTGTTTCTCTCGTTCTTACAGCCAATGGTCCTGGAATTTGGGCCAATGGTGCAACTGGAGGCTTGACGTTTACTGTTACTGCTGGCACCGTAACTGGCACCAGAGTGCTTAAAATCTTTTATGATGGGACACTAATTTTAAATAGTGGAAACGTCGCTACCAACATAGCGATGGTTGGCAAAGTAAACAACAGTCTCGTTGCCAGAAACTACCTCACTGCTACACTAGGTGCTTCAACGGCGTCCCTTGCAAGGGAAGTGGGTCCCACTAGCCTTGCCTCCGGAGCCGATGGGTCCACTCCGACCGCAGCCGCATGCGTTACGGCTCTTGGTTTATTCCTAGACTCGTACGGTACAGGAGCAGTTGCTTGTCCGGAATTCACTGGCACCAACTCAAGTACCGGCACCGTTCCTGCAGCACTTATTACTCACGCAAATGCAAATCGCCGTATTGCCATTCTTCATACCTTGGACGACTCCACCGTGGCTGAAGCCCAAGACACTGCAGAATATATTACCGCCAATGTTGCAGACAACCTAGAGCATGTAGCGTTGTACTACCCATGGATTTTCGCCCCATCAGGAACGCCTGGTGTCAATCGTCTTATTCCGCCCGATGGGTATGTTGCTGGCGCACGTGCTCGTGCACATAATCAGGTTGGTCAACATCAGCCTGGAGCAGGAGTTTTGTCAGTCGCTGATTTTGTCACGGGAATAGAAGCACAAATTGGCAAGACTGACTCAGATAATCTAGACGCAGCAAAAGTCAATGTTATTCGATTGATTAATAATAGTATTCGAATTTATGGTGCTCGTTCATTGTCTGCAGACGAAGAGAACTTCCGCTACATTAATGCTCAGGACCTTGTTAATTTCGTTACAGTTGAAGCAGAAAATAGATTAGAAGACCTTCTGTTCAATGTCATAGATGGTCGTAACTCCCTCTTTGCTGAAGTTGAAGCAAAACTCATAGCAATCATGGAGCCACTGCGCATCAAGGGTGCCGTTTATGAGGGTTTTAGCGATACGGGCAAACGTTTAGACTATGGATATACCGTAAGGTGCAATCAAAGTATTAACCCACTGCAAAACTTGGCAAATGGTCTTGTGACTGCGCAGATTGGACTTCGTGTCTCCAGTATCGGAGATAGTATTCAAGTAAATATTATAAAGTCCACCCTCAACGCCTCGGTATAATAATAGGAGTACAAAATGGCTAAGGTATCTCAGAGACAAATTCAAGCAACAATTGACCCGGTGTTTAAGGGTAGCACCACTGGTACCGGTAGTACCGAGGTCACAATAAATTCTGACCCCAAGTTCACGGATGGCACCAACGACTTTGTTTTTCCACAAATCTCTGGAGGCGAAATAACTGCGTCGGTCGAAAAGATTTATGAAGGCGGCAAGCGTTCGCCCACCCTTCTTTGTGCACCTTTTGAAATTGGTGACATTACCCTAACCGCTCATTATGATGAAGCGGGGGCAGAGTCGACGATGGCAACCACACTGCAAACGATGCGTACTCTAGTTGGAAGGGCTTTCTATAATATTACTGTAAAGACCTACGATTGCGACATTGTCGTCAAGGGTACTGACCGCTACTATAGCAAGGCACTACTTGTTGGCCTGACCGAACCTGACGGAGATTCGTCATCAGGCGCTCCAGCAACTTTTGCTCTTACTTTTGCCATTCAGACTGTAAGTGCTACAACGGGCTGAATCTTTTTTCAAAAAGTTGCATTTTGAGCACTATTGGTGTGCTAGTTTTCATCACATGACAGAACAACTTTATTCAGAAGATACACCAGACCCGAAGAAGCCTTTACAGAAGAGCAATAGCAAAGACGCTACTCTCCTAGACCGCCTCAAAGAAACGGTCACAAAGAAAATCGAGCGACCCGTCGTACGTTTGGCTGTTCCTGAGCGTCCGGGCGTAAGTTTGCGGATTAGTCCAAATATCACCCAGCAGCAAATGCGGGCTTGGCGACGCAACTCCGGCGAAGATAGCAAGGCTGGAATGGACGCCACCAAGTTCGCTGCCTACGTAGTAGGACATACCACTATCGGTATTCTTTTTAATGATGAAGAAGTGTACGACGATGATGGACATGGCTTAAACTTTGCTTCACGTGTTGTTTTGGATATGACCAGCGCCGCTCGTCCTGTTCCAGATGCCGTTATCGCTCTTTTTGGTATTGAGCCCCACGTAGAGGCTGCCGCCTTGTCCATTCTTGATGCTGCAGGATTCTCAGACAACGTTGATACAGAGGACCCTACGAAGGAGTCGTAGACGACCTCGTAGACGACTCCTATATTATATCTGCTGCTAGATTAGCAGAATTATGGCATGTTAATCCTCTTGAACTTCTGAATGTTACTGAGACCGAATGGTCTATACTTATAGCATGTGCTAGAGTAATAGCGCAAGACCGAGAAGAGCAGGAACGTAAAGCCAAGAGAGGTAAGTAGCCTCTTCTTTTCTTTTACCAGGAGTCATCATGGCAAACGTAGAACTTGGTATTGGCGTAGATGTCGATGGTGCATGGAAACTCAAAAAGTTACTTCATGACTTAAAGAAGGCCGCTAGACAGGCTAAGCAAATAAAACTTGCCGATATTGGACAGAACATGCGGGCGAGAACCATGGCTCTTGGCAAAGAATTAACAGACCAGACCAGAATCCATAAAAAACACTTTGACGGTGTCGACAAAATGGTTAAAGCGGCTGGCGGGATGATACATAAAGGTATCGGTATGACAGCAAAATTTGCTGCTCTTCAAGTTGCGGTTCTTGGTGCAGGGTTATTGGCCGTCCATGCTGCTTTCGTTATTGGCCAAACAGCGATGAAAGCATATAATTGGCTCTTGAAGGCCGGTGCTGGGGCTTTTGGTGCTCTTGCTACGGCAGCATCTATCGCTGCGGCAGGAATGAGAGAGCATCAGGCAGCAATGTACGCCTACAAGGGCACGAACATGAGCGAGTTTGGTAGTGGCTTAAATCAAGTTCGTGTACAGATGCGTATGATGCAAACTGACTCACAGTTGGCGACGATTGGTGCCGAAGGCCTAAATGCCGCTTTGGCGGAAATTTACAAAACGGGAAATTATGATGGCGGAAGTCAGAAATTATTGAAATCCTTAATGGATTTTGGTTCTGCTGGTCAAGACGTTGCCAAGGGTGCTGCTGCTGCAGGAAAACTTATTGCGACTATTCAAGACCCTAAGGCAAATTTCTCAAAGATGAAAGAAGCAGCAAAAGAACTTGGGCCGGAGATGGAAAAGGCCATCAATAAACTAAAAATCACCACCGAGGAAGGTCTTGTTAGTGCCATTGGTGATGGTACCTTGGCGGCCGCTGGTGGTGTTGCCGGCCAATTTGATACCGTTTCTGGCACTTTAATCAGCAAGTTTAAAGCATTTAAAACACAGGTAGTCGCCATGTTTGGAGATTTTGGTCAGCCTTTATTAGGGCCCGCTAAAGAAGCGATGGACAAAATTCTTTTTTCTGTTAAACGAACATTTATTCGTATTTCCGGAAGTCTCAACGTATTTAGTCATGGAAATTTCTTTGACGGGCTGCTTTCTGCGATTGAAAAAATGGAAAACTTCTTTGTCAAGTTTGTAAATAACCATTTACCCAAGGCTCAGGGACTAATGAGCAATATGGGTAACTGGATGAGCGACTTCAAAAACGGCTGGGATATGGTTCTGAATAAATTGCGTCCTTTTATCGAAGGCGCAAGAGTCTTGGAAAAAATGTTTGGAAATATTTTTAGAATCGTTGGTAGTCAACTTGCCGATGGTTTTGGTCACGTAAATGATTTACTTAAAGAGAATCGCAAAGATGTTGAAGAGTTCGGTTCTAAAATAGGCAATCTTATAACCACATTGTTTAAGTACGGTAGAGTTTTGCGAGATGTTTTCTTTGAGGCTTTACCTTTTATTAACAAAATCATAGATGGTGTGACCAGGTTGCTTGATACTGTCTTTTCTTTGGCGGGTGGAATACGTTCACTGTTTGGTGGTAGTGGATTTAGTTCTTTCTTGATGCTTACTGGTGCTATTGCTGGTGGGCGTTCAATGAAAAAAAGTATTGGTGGAACAATTTCTAAAGCAATACCCGTGCAAGATATTAAAGCCAATATTGTCAATATTAGTGGCGGTGTAGTAAATGGAACCCCCATGCATGGGACGACTGCTGGCGGTCAGACTACTGGCGCTGCTGTAAGGAATGCGAATGCTCTTGGTCAGACTGGCAGGACTGGCGCTGCTGCTGCCGCTGGTGCT